ACTAGACCTTTATAAAATTATAGATATAATTTAATGGCTAAAAAGTTTTGGAATGAGTTAATTCAAGAATACTTTGACCGTGCTGATGCAGGCGCTCTTAGAGAAGAGTTAGATGCATGGCACAAACATGATATATACTATGGTACAACAAATGTAAAAGATGCTCTAATAAACGCATTCACCAATTCTAAAACTGCAGAGTATTCATATAAAAGAACACATAACCAGAAATGGATAAAAGCAGCAAAGGCTTATATAAAGGCAGCAAGAACCGTATATAAAGCTAGCAGTAGAAGTACAACTAAGACTTATAAAGAAGGTTTTGTAGCTACTATTGCTCCTAAAAAAAGTACAAGACGACCTGCAGATACTGATATAACAGCAACTCTTCCCTATACAAAAGCACAAACGGAGGGTTGGGCTGCAGCGATGAAAGTTCTTGTAAAAGAATTTAAAGGTACAAAGATGGGAGATGTTGGAGCAGCGAGAAGAGCGCGACAAATGGACTTTTTACATGCAGACGACCCTAAGTTAGGTAAAATGGGAAGCTCAGGTAGAAGTTCAACTCCTAAAGATTATTATGTACCTGGAAAAAGTAAAGATAATATAGGTAGTAGAGTAACTACTGTAGGAACCTATGCAGCCGCAAAGATGGGAGACGACCCTACATTCAAAAAAGATTTAGCAGCGGGAAAAAAGGACCAAGGGTATGTTCCAGGTACAGAACCTGGAAATGTGCATGGTCATCCACCCAATAAGATGGAGAGCTGGAAAGGAAATATGACTCCTGCAATGACAGAGATGTTTTCAGATAGAGCATCAGCAAGAATACTTGAATATATTGAGGCTGATTTAGGTTGGAAAGCCACTAGGAGTAAAAGCGGTACTAAAGGAAGAAAATTAGAATATATAGTTCAAGGCTCAGTAGGCCCCCGTAGTAGTCAAGAAAAGAGATATCCTTGGGATATGCCGATAAGGGGAGGAGACTATGCAAGAACAGGAATTCAAGGAAGGTTAGAAGATATACTCAATGAAGTAGCCCTAGACATGTTAAATGACATAAGCTCTTCAGAGACAACTGCAAAACAAATAGAAGCTAGTGAGAGTATAGGAGTAATCATGGCATCTGACCTAGCCGAAGCTACATTAGATCCTATAAAAAAGTATTTTAAAACAAAAAAGAATGTAAAAGTAAAAGTTACTAGAGGTACTAAAAAGGTACAAGATAACAAAAAGAATCAGGATCGAAAAAAATATAGTAGTAAAAGTAAAGGCAAGATTAAACCTAAAATTATAAGGTCTAAGGCTCCAAAACCTGCTGCTAAGACTACCAAAGCAGGTAATCCTGATATGCGTTTTAAAGCAAATAAGGCAGCATGGGGAGGAAGAGGCTCTCATAGTCCAATAGCTTTAACACAATTATTAAATAAAGCATTACCAGAGGAATTAAAAAAGAATATGACAGGAGTTTATCCTAAAAGTTTAGAGTGGAGAACAGGTCGATTTGCCCAAAGTGCGGAAGTAACAAGTATAGTCCCTTTTCCTAATCTGACACAAATTCAATATACATATATGAAAGACCCCTATGAAGTATTTGAAGGTAAAGGGGGTAGAGATCCTACACAAATAATAGGTGGAACTATAAGACAATTAGCCCAATCAATAATGGGCACAAGATTTGGTTTTGTAAGAACTAAGAGAATATAATGGCACGAAGCACATCAACAAGAAGATCACAAATTTTAGACGCTTTAGTTGTCAAATTTAAGAATATTGACGGCACAGGAGATTATAGAACTGATCTTGCTGATCAAGTGTTCCCAACAATGAAGTTTTGGGACGAAATTAGCACTTATCCTGCAGTACATCTATCTGCGGGAACAGAAACAAGAGAATATTACGGTGGAAATAATAGATGGAGATTTTTAACAATTACAATTCGAGCATATGTAAATCAAGAGGACCCAGTTGAGGCACTTTGTTTACTACTCGAAGATATAGAATACGTACTGGATAACAATTTAACTATTGCTTATTCAGATTCATACGGAAGCGCGAATACCGCACAGCAAACCATCATTAGTATTGATACTGATGAAGGAGTGTTAGCACCTCTCGGTATTGGTGAAATGATAATAGAGGTGCGATATTAGAAAACGGGATGTTGAAGCAAAAGCGTAGATATTCCCCTTTTCAAGCCAAAAATAGGAGACTATAATGGCAACAAAACTATATTTTAGCAGAGATACGAAAGTCATAGCACACGTACCAATGGCAACAGCCGGTACAAATAGCATGTACTATGACCTACCCGTCTTAGACGGATTTTCGTTTTCTCAAGCAATGAATACTAGTGAAATTACTTTAAATGAAGCACAAAATACTTCAGGAGCAAGTAGAAGAGGCCGCGCAATGTTTAATGACTCATTTGCGCCAGTTGAGTGGAGTTTTTCCACTTACATGATGCCCTATACTTCAGCAGGCGGTACTCAAGGTACTGCAGGTAAAGGTGATGCAACAGATGGAGACCACAGAGAGGTTTCAGAAGCTCTATGGGCTATGTTCTTTGGAGGAACTGTCAACGCAGGGCTAACCTCAGACTCAACTAACTTAGACATAGGACAGGTCGCAGGTAAAGCTACTGTAGGGGTATTTGACCTTTATTTTGTACTTGGAGCATCTCAAGCTGCAGCTGCATATACGTATACAACTGGAGCCGCTACTGCAAATCAGATGATCTATAAGATCGCTGACTGTTCAGTCGGAGAAGCATCTTTTGATTTTGATTTAGATGGAATTGCTACTGTTAATTGGTCTGGAAACGGAAAATTAATTACAGAAGAAGCAACTCTTGATTTATCATCATCAACTGCATTTATTTATGAAGGTGTATCTAATAATACAGGTTTTATCAGAAATAGAGTATCAGATTTAACAATTTCAGGAGACCCTTCTGGAAGTTCAGTAACTTATGCTACTACTTTAACGGGTGGTAATATTACTATGAGTAATAATCTTACTTATTTAACTCCAGAAACTCTAGGTAAGGTTAATCAACCTTTAGGACACGTTACAGGTAGCAAAAACATTGGAGGAAACTTCACTTGTTATCTAGATAATGCATCTAGTACATCAAGTGCAGAATTCTATGAAGATTTAGTGGAAGCAACTAGCGATATTCAAAACTCATTTAGTTTGAGTTTTGATATTGGAGCAAGTGCTGCCCCTTATGCTTTAATTACAATGCCTACATGTCATTTAGAAGTACCAACTCATTCAATTGAGGAAGTAATTTCAATGGAAACTAATTTCCATGCGTTACCGAGCGACTTTGACTCAACAAATGAAATCTCAGTATTTACATTTTATGGACAAGACGTTAGTTAACACATAACTAGGTTGTTAGGGCGGTACGCCGCCCTAGCATTTTTTAACAACAACAATAGGAAACAACCAGCATGAACGAACAAACAGCAACACAGATAACACAACCTGTATCGCTAGCTACACTACTAACACCCAGTAAGACAGTTTCTATAGATTATCCTGAATTTGAAGGATTTGAAGTTGAATTAACTTATCTCGCTAGAGAAGAATTAATGAAACTTAGAAATAGAACTTTAAAACAAAAATTTAATAAGAAAACCCGTGCATTTGAAGAACAGATGGACGAAGAATTATTTCTTACTGAGTATGTAAAAGCTGTGATAAAGGATTGGAAAGGTTTAAAATACGAATTTGTATCTCAATTACTTTTAATTGATACTGATAGTATAGACCTTCAAGATGAGTTACGATTTACTACAGAAAATGCAGAATTACTTATGAAGAATTCAGCAGATTTTGATACTTGGGTAACAGAAGTAGTAGGTGATCTTGAAAATTTTACCAAAGACAAGTAGACTATATACAATCTCTACTTGAAAGACATATAACAGGACTTCCCTATAAAAGTGTAGATGAATACTATAAAATTATGGAAAGTATGGGTAAAGACCCAAATCCTGATACTGTAAAATTAATTGAGGGAGTAATTTTCCCTTTAGAAGTTTTAGAAGCTTTTCAATTACATACACTTTTACCTGATGTATGGGACGGAGCAGGTGGAAATTACTTTGGAAAGGATTGGAGCGCTTTAGGTGCTTTATTAAAAGCATTAAAAATTAAAGAACCTCAATATACTGTTCTCTTTTTACGAATGATTGACAGTTTTACAACCAAAGACAAAAATGAAGAAATTCAAAAAGATAGAAAAAGACGGGAAAAAACGTCTAAGGCCCCAGTAGGGCAAAAGAAAGGGATAGAAATACATGGCTAAGAATAAGGTTAAAGCTTCACTAGATTTTGATGATAATGGTGATCTGAAAAAGATAGAAAAGAAAGCTAAAGCAGCAGGTAAAGGCTTAGAAAAAGGAGCTAAAGGTGCTCACTCTATGGACAGGCGACTCAGAGGAGCTGCCGGAATGTCCTCTAACGCATCTAAAAACTTCTCTAAGATGTCTCAAGGGATATCTGGAGGACTTGTTCCTGCCTACGCTACTTTAGCGGCTTCATTATTTGCTATAGATGCAGCATTTCAAGCACTTAAGCGTGCTTCCGACCTTCGTGTACAACAAGAGGGTATGATGGCTTATGCAGCCAATTCTGGAATTGCACTTCAATCAATTTCTAGAGAATTACAAGCAGCAACAGGTTATCAATTAGACTTTAAAGAAGCAGCCGAATCAACTTCAATTGCTATAGCAGGTGGCTTCTCTGCAGATCAAGTAATTCAAATAGGTAAAGCAGCAAAAACAGCATCTATCGCACTAGGTAGAGATTTCGCTGACTCATATCAAAGATTATTAAAAGGTATAACAAAAGCAGAACCCGAACTCTTAGATGAATTAGGTATTATACTTCGTTTAGAACGAGCTACTAAAATATATGGAGCCGCTATCGGTAAAAATGCCAAAGATTTAACTGCATACGAAAGACAACAAGCTGTCTTTAATGAAGTAATAGGTCAAACAGCAGAAAAGTATTCTATGGTAGGAGATGCTGTACCTGTTAGTGTAATGGGACAGTTAGGAGCTAGATTTACTGATTTAACAGATAGCTTCTTAAAAGGAATCGTTCCAATAGCAGAATTTTTTGGAAAGATATTAGTAGTTAGTACTACAGCAGCAATAGCTGCACTAGGAGTATTTGCAGCTTCTATACTTAAAAATGTTTTACCTTCTGCTGAAGCTATGAGAAAAAAGTTCCAAGAGGCTGCTATAGCTAGACAAGCTGCTTTTAGTGACGTGAAGGGGTCAGGTGGCCGATTTATGGAAGGTATGAGAGGAATTGGATCCTCCAGAGGAATAAAATCTTCTGCTAAAAATTTGGCAACAGGAAGCTTAGGAGATGTAAAATCAGCAGGACTTAAAAATCTAAGAAAAGGAGGAAACTTAACAGGGGTTCAAAAAGGTGGACTTAAAAATGCATTAAGACAAGCAGAAGCACAATTCAGTACACATAATAAAGTTGTTTCTGGTATGTTTAAAGGAAAAGATGCCAGAGTCTTACAGTCTCTTAGACTTACATTAACAGCAATGGACGGTGGTTGGAAGGGTTTTGTAGCTAAAACAAAATTAGGAGTAATGCAAATTGTAACTACTTTTAAAATTGGTACTACAGCTTTGAAAGCTATATGGAAAACTACAACAGCAATTATGTCTGCTGCAGCAGCAAAAATGGGAAGAGCTATGAATGCGGCTCTAGGTATTATAGGTTGGATAGGTATGATATTTATGGCTAAAGACGCTATAATAGGAATGTGGGAAAGTTTAGATAAAATTTTATTAGCAATTGGTCAAACTATGATAAAAGTTGGGAAATGGATAGGTAAAATTGCACCAAGAATGGGTAAAATGTTGGAAGGCTGGGGTGAAGGTGTAGTTGAAAAAAATAAAGAAGGTTCTGAACGTAATTTAAAAAAACAAGCAACAAGAGATCGGAGAGTAGCTACAAATAAAGGAAAAGGTTACGGAGAAGGATTAGCTGAGACAACAAAAGATATAACAAAAATGCAAGAGTCTTGGGTAGGTATGGCAAAAGTAAATGACCAGTTTAACCAGTTAGATGCTACAGCAAATGCAATCGCATCATCGGGGATTCTGGGAAAACTAGACCAAGGTATATCTATATTGACTTCAGATCAAGCAGCGTGGAGTGAGGAATTGAAAGCAACCGCTTCTAAAGATTTAACAACATTTTTAAATAAAATGGGAGAATTAGATGGTAGGTATTCAGATCAAGCAACTGCTTTAGCAGCTTTAGACCCTAAATCTAAGACTTATATAGAAGATCTAAAGAAAATTAGAAATGGTATTATAAAAGTTAATAATGAATTTGGTACTCATGTTCAAGCAGGGAAGGATTTTAATACTACTTTTGAAGGTCTAAGTAAAAGGTGGGCTGAAGCGGGCGTTAAATCTAGTCCTTATTCTAAACTTGCAATAGATTTAAAAGCTATGAAAACAGCAGCAGGAGAGTTTAAAGATCAGTTTGATCCAGTAGTAGAAGAAGAAATAAATGGAAAAATGGTTAAAACTTATGATAAGCGCTTAGAAGCACTGAGATTAATATACGGAGATGAAATCCTTACTAGCATTTTAACAGTACAAGATGCAGAGAAAAAACTAACAGAGACATATGATGATCAAATAGAAGCTTTAAAAGAAATTCAAGGACTTCAACTAGCACAACAAAGTAGAGACCTTGAAAGAGCCGGTCTAGTTCTTGGAACTTCTAGAGTGGGAGCACAAAGAGGATTAGAACTTACGGCAGAGGATAAACGAGGCGCAGCAGATAAAGCAAAAAAAGTATTTGAAATGGGAGATTTAGAAAGGAAATCAAGATTAGTGGGATTAAAGGGAGACGAATTACTAATCGAACAGCAATTACAATCTTTAGGAGAAGGAAGCATAACATTAATGGAAAAACAAGCTACGGTAGCAGAAGAATTAGCTGGTGGAATGACACAATTAAAAATGGCAGGAAAACAAGCCTTTGAAGATGGGCTAACTAAAGGTATAGAAGGTCTTATAATGGGAACTATGTCTCTTAAAGAAGCTTTCGCATCAATGGCTAAAGGAATCATAGCTTCTTTAGCTCAAGTACTAGCTAAGCAAATGGCTGTTAAAATGATGGGTTCGCTTATCGGTAGAGAAGGTGGAATATTTACACAACGAGGTGATGGAGGCTATAAATCATTTAGGGACGGAGGAATAGCTTCAGGATCTTCAGGAAGGGGTTATCAAGCAACTTTACACGGTACAGAAGCAGTAGTTCCTTTAGGAAATGATAGAAGTATCCCCGTTAAGATGCAAGGTGGAGCAATGAATACAAATAATACGAATGTTGTAGTAAATGTAGAAGGTGGACAAGCAAGTTCAGATGTTTCAGGAGAGTCTCAAGCATCAGCACTTGGAAACTTAATAGCAGCAACAATTGAAGAGAGACTAGTAAATGAATCACGTCCAGGTGGGCTACTAGCTAGAGGAGGAGGCGGATAATGGCAACAGGACTAACACAATCTGACGGATCAAATATAACAGGGTTTAGTGCCGCCGTAATGCCAGATAAAGGTTTCTCGAAAAAAGATAAGCCAAGAGTATTATCAACCGCATTTGGTGATGGGTACGAGCAACGTTTAGCTGATGGAATAAATGTTTTAGATCAATCTTTTACACTAAACTTTAAAACTAGACCTAAAGCAGAAATTGATGATTTGGTAACTTTCTTTGTAAGTCTAGGAGGAGTAGACGTTTGTAAATTTACTTATGCAGATAGTAATGCAGGTGGAAGTGAAACTGCTGTAAAAGCAATTGCAAGAAATTGGGACCAAAAGTTTGATTATGGGGACTATTATAGTTTATCAGTAACTTTAAGTAGGACTTATGAGCCATGAGCACAGATGCTATAGTACAAGACGTTCAAAAATTAGCTATATCTTCAGGTATAGTAGAATTATTTGAATTACAAGTAAATACAAGTCCTGATCAATGGATTTATTTTACAAGTAACTATTATGACCCTACTTCAGCAACAGGATACTGTAAAATGTGGGATATTGATGGTGCTACAATTAGAACTTATTATGTCATTCCTGCAAGTATTGCAGGATTTGAATATAAAACAGACGGTCCTTTACCCCAACCAAAACTCACAATAGCAAATGTACTAAGAACTGCAACTAATAATAGTTTAGCGGGTTTATTATCTTCAGCTACTTATGAAGATATATTAGGAATGAAGTTTAGAAGAAGAAAAACATTAAAAAAATACTTATATAATGTATCAACCACAACTCCTGCAGTAGAATTTGCATCAGATTTATTTTATTTAGACAGAATTGAAAATGAAAATGAAAGAGATGTCACTTTTACACTAGTATCGCCCTTTGATTTAACAGGAGTAACTTTACCTAGAAGAACCATTATTGGAAATATGTGTCCATGGGAATATCAAGGAGCAGGAGACCATTTAAATAATTGGGAGAAGAAAGGTGGGTGTACTTGGAGTAATGAAAGTAAAATAACCATTGACGGAGTAGAACATAGAACTTTTGTAAATCAAGATGATGAATATATTGTACCTTCTACAACAACCTTTACAGATGACCCCGGCTCAGGTACTAGAACGTTAGATGAGTACTATCAAACTGACGCTACAGGATTAAAAGAAATTGAATGGGGTGGAGTCTATACAGCAGCTAGCGCAGGGTCAGGGTACACTCTAAGTGATGGAAATAGATGGCAAGCAGCTGCAGCTGCAACTACAGTTCCTGCAGATAATAGTTCAGATTGGAATAGAATAAGAGTTTTTAGTAATTATACTATGGCTAATGCTGTTAGAGTATTCGAACACGACGAATTTAATAGTTATGTTCTAGATGGTCAAATAGAGAGTATATCTATATCAAATAATGGTAGCGGATATACTAGTGTTCCTGATGTGACAATAAGTGCTCCTGGAATTGGAACTACAAATGGTATTCAAGCAACAGGAACAGTATTACTTTCGGGTACTACAGTTTCAGCAATAGTAATAGATGAACCAGGACATGGATATGTAGCTGGAGAAACAGTAACAGTATCTTTTTCTGGTGGTGGAGGTTCTAGTGCTGCAGCAACAAATCCAACAGTAGTTACTAGACTGTGGCACGCTAGAAGAGAGGGTCAAACTGGTACTGATACTACTAAAAGAGTACAACCAGGTTTTGGGTCTCATTGGACAAGAGGTGATGTGTGTGGTAAAAAAATAACGTCTTGTAAGATGAGATTTGGATTCAATCCATTAATAACCTTAGCTTATGATAACCAAACTACTAATTTTACAGCAGCAAAGCAATTAACGGGTGGAACTAGTACTGCTACAGCTACAATTATGAAGGATACTGATGCTGGAGCAACTGGAACTTTAACATTATCTAATGTATCAGGAACTTTTCAAGATGGTGAGACTATAACAGATGATAATGGTACTCCCGGCTCAGCTACAGTTAACGGTACAGCAGGTGGAGCAATAAATAGTAGAGGAAAAATAGCACTAAGAACTTTGGATAAAGGTGCGGGGCTACCACATGGTGGATTTCCTGCGGCAAGAAGAATGGGGAGATAATGTTAGAAAAGCACTTAGCAGATATATTTACTCATTTAGAAGCAGAATATCCAAAAGAGGCTTGTGGTGTAATTGGTACTGTAAATGGAGAAACCCAATGGTTTCCCTGCAGGAATCAAGCAGAAGAACCCGAAGACGATTTTGAGATACATTCAAAAGATTATGTAGAATGTTGTATTGCTTCTGAAAAAATAGAAGCAATAGTTCATAGTCACCCTGACTATAAACCTGATCCAAGTGATCACGATATACGATCATGTAATTTTTTGAATATACCTTATTATATAATAAGTATACCAAATAAAGAAGTGGTTAAATTAACCCCAGGCGAAAGAGAGACCAGCGATGTCACGGAACGTTTATTTACACGGTGAATTAGGAGAAAAGTTTGGAGCCCATTGGAAGATGAGTGCTCCTACTATAGCTGATGCTGTAAGATTAATTGAATGTCAAACTAAAGGCTTTAGAAAGTATTTAATAGATTCAGTAGATGCAGGATTAGAAGCCGCTATAGTTGTAAAAGATAGAGAAATAGAAGAGCCCCTAGAAGTTAGTTTACAGATGGAAGGAGATATGCATATTGCACTAATGCCTTCTGGGTCAAAGAAAGGTTGGGCTAAACTAATTTTAGCAATTATAATAATTGTTGTAACTTGGGGCGCTGCAGCTCCAGGAGGTTGGGCAGCCGCAGCATCATCTACCGCAGAAGTTGCAGCTTTAAATATGGGAGGAATGATGGCAATGAGTTTTGGACTATCTCTCGCAATGATGGGTATAACAGAATTAACCACTAAAGCTCCGAAACATGATAAAGATGGAGAAGGAGGAGTATTTAATGGACCTGAAAGTACAATAGTTCAAGGTACTCCTGTACCTATATTATATGGAGAGTTATTAATAGGTGGTAAACCAATTAGTGTTAATTTTAAAGCTTCAGGTACAAGTGGTATAGGGGCTGGAAGATATGGAGGGACTGTTTTGAGTGGTACAATGGGTAATCTTTATCAACAAAATCTAGACTGGCTCAATGATTTGGACGAACATAGTAAGGAAATATATGAGGTTGGAGTATGAATCCTGATGAATTAGGACATTTAGGCTTCGGAGCTTTAAGAGATGCTACAATGGGTATAGCGGGTACTCGTGGGGGTGATAACCAAACCGCAGTAGTATATGATTTATTATCTGAAGGACCTATAGAAGGGTTAAAAGATGGTTTTTCTTCTATATATTTTAATGGAACTCCTATAATAGACCCTAATAGCGAGGCATATAAGAGGTTAAAAAGTAGAAGAGGCACTTGTACTACAACAGCTGATAGTGCCACAGTAACGGTTAGTTCAGGATTAGCAGTTAATGAAATAGACCTTACTGAGGGAATAAGAATTGTACATATTATGGGGGCGGGAGCTTCATTAACAGGTAATGGGTCTAGCACAGGAGTAACAACTACAAAAAATAATCCACTAATTACTACTACTGCAAATTTTTTCGATTCTACAGATGCTGCTACTACAAATAATGGCTTAGGGAATGTTTATGTAAGAATTCCAGATGCAGGGCATGATGGACAGGACTACTTTGGAAAAATTACTCACCGATTAAATGCAACACAAGTACATGTTTCACCCCCTGTACCAACTGCTGTATCTTATAAAACAATTGTAAAAGATTTAGTTACTACTATAAAGTCAATAACAAATTCTACAACTATTGTTGTTGCTGATGTAGCTGAAACAGCAGCAACTGGAGCTAAATGTATAATAAGTCCTCCTAAAGTAGATAATGCGGAAAGACTTACAGAAGATGGGTTTAACTTCGAACATGTATCTGCCTTTTTTAGAACAGGTCATCAGTACCAAGCACCCCCAAAAAGTTTTGCAGGTCAGGTAGGTACTACTTATGCTAAAACATTTAGTGAAGAAATCAAACAAACAACTAATGCTGACTTGGGTATAGGTTCAGGACAAGAGGTTATAATAAAAACAGCACTTGCAGACTTAAGTATTGTAGACCCAGGAGAAATTGATTCTATAAAAATAGCAATAGAATTCGCCTCTCTTATTAGAACTAGTAAGAATACAGCAAATGAGTATCCTGCAAGAGTTGAATTTCAAATTTGGTTTGAATATTATCAAGGTGGGACTTGGAAAAACAGAACTATTCCAATATATGGAGTAACTGATGAAGCAATAAAATCAAGACAGTATGATGGACATGCAAACTCCTATATTTTAGCAAATAAAGTTAATTATGGACTTGGTGAAGCAGGAGCTTTTAACTCTGGAGTTGTAAATCATAAAACAAAATCAAAGTACATATATGAATTCCCTATTGAGATAGAAAAGTATAAACCTTTTTCTAATTTTAGAGTAAGAATTAAAAGAGTAACTGGAGATGAACTTTTAGAGCATACTAAATATCAAAATAATCATCAATCAAGATTAAATTCAATATATGCTTATGTACATGATCGTCAAAATTTTGCACATTCAGCTTATGCAGGTGTTACATTTCAAGCAAGTGAGTTTAGTTCTGTACCTTCAAGAGCCTATGAATGTAGAGGAATGAGAATTCAAGTTCCTACTAATTATTTAACTAGAGAAGAAACAAGTGGAGATGCCTCTTATAAAAGAGACACAGATGATGGAAGCACTGAAAGCACAGATCAAGCATGGGACGGTAAATTTAGAGGGGATATATCTGATACTTCATGGAGAAGTAACCCTACTCATGTAAATTATGGAAAAGTATATTGTAATAATCCAGCATGGGTATATTATGATATAATGACTAATAATAGGTATGGATTAGGAGAGTTTTTAAAAGCAGAAAATATTGATAAGTATTCTTTATATGCTATCGCTAGATATTGTGATGAATTAGTACCAGATGGAGAAGGAAGTACAGAACCAAGACTTACTTGTAATTTATATTTAAGTACAAAAAAAGAAGCTTTTAAAGTTCTTAGTGAAATGGCTAGCATCTTTCGAGGAATGCTGTATTGGATGGACAGTAAAGCTACTTTAGTGATGGATAGGCCTAAAGAACCTATTTATACTTTTACTAGATCAAATGTACAAGGAGGTCAATTTCAATATCAAAGTTCCTCACTTCGTATGAGAACTAATCAAGTTAATGTAACATGGAACGACCCAACTAGATTTTATAAACAATATGTTGAGGCAGTAGATGATGTTGATGATATAATTGATACTGGGAAAGTAATTCCAAAAAATATAATAGCTATGGGTTGTACTTCTCAAGGACAAGCTAATAGAATGGGTAGATGGACACTACTCACAGAAAAACTTGAACCTGAAGTAATTACTTTCGCAACAGGTATTAATGCTAGCTTCTTAAAAGTTGGAGACTTAGTATATATTCAAGATAAAGCAGACTCAGGAGTTTCTGCAAGTGGAAGAGTATCAAATACAGGTACTAGAAATACCACTACAGTACCCTTAGATAGAGCAATTACTTTAGACTCAGGAGCTACGTATGACTTGCATTTAATTTATCCAAAAGGTGGAGCTTACTTAAATGAGGACGGCCCACTTTACATAAGTGATGCAGGTACAACAAAATATCAAAGAGGAGACTTAATTACAAGTGCAAAAATTGCTTCTAATACAAATACTGCAGTAACTATTGATACGGAAGAAGAAGCTGCAAATATTATTCAGTTTGGTACTCCTTATACAGCTTTAAAAACATATTGGTCTCCTTATAGTAGAGTAGAGACTAGAAGAGTATCCACTAGTGCTGGTAGTGTTAGTTCTTTAACTGTAAGTGCCGCTTTTACAGGAGGAACTCCAAATACAGAAGTTATGTGGGCACTTACTAATGTTACGTCTGCTAATACGGCTAAAGGAGCTAGAAAGTTTAGAATCCAATCAGTAGCAGAAAAAGAAGATTTAAAGTATGAAATAGCGGCTCAATTTTATGATGATCAAAAATTTAATTCAATAGATAGAGGCTATGGTGTTTATAAAAGAAGTTATGAGCCTTTACCCTTAAAAGATGAAAGAGTACCTTTTGTTAAAAATTTATCAGTAAGATTTGAACCTATAGCTTCTACTACACAAGGGTCTTCAGCTGAGGAAGATATAACAAGTTTATATAATGCTGTAATATCATGGCAAGCGCCATATAATGAAGATGACAATACACTATACGATTATTTACATAGTTATGATTTACTTCATAATATTACACCAACAGGTAACAATTCTTCAGTTATATCAATTTCTCCTAATATAACAACTTTTACTGTCTCTAATGTTGTTCCAGGAAACTATAAAATAGCAGTAAGAGTTAGAAGTACTATAAATCAAGTAGGGCAATGGAAAGAAATATCACAAATATTTGCTTCTACAGAAAAAGCATCAGGTGTAACAACTTTACCTAAAACTGCAAGACTTAAGCACGGAGGAGCTCTAACCACTGGTATTAGTATAGAAAATACTGATCAAGTAACTTTAGCTTCTGCTGACTATAATGTAACTTCTCCAACAGGAAAAGTAACAACTATTTCAGGTGGTACAACTACGTATGACTTTGGTACTGCAGGATTACAAAGTGGAGAAACAGGATATCTGCTTTGGGACGATAGTGCCTCTGGTTGGAAGATGGTCGAGGAATATAGTGATACAACCGTTTTAAACGCAGCAGGAACAGCTTTTTCAGGTGGAGTAAATTATTGGAAAGAAATAGCAACTGGTTCAGCAGGATTAACAAGAGTTACTGCAGGAAATGATGCTTTAGCAACTGTTGCTATTACAGAAACTAGAAATAGTGAAACAATATCTGAAATAGGAACTTCAATAAGTGTTGGTACTATAAAAACAAAACTTAATGATGAGTTTTCTCAAGGAGACTTTATTAAATTAGGTACTGGAACAACAGCTTGGTATGGTACAGTAAAATCCTTAAGTTTACCTCATTATTTTAATCCAAGTATTACTGTAAGTACTTCAAATGACACTATAAATATACCAAATAATAGTTTTATTACTAATCAAGCATTATACTATCAAAGAGATGGAAATACTTTAGTAGCAGGATTAACAGATAATACTTTATATTATGTGGTAGATAAAAGTGAAATTGCAGAGACATTTAAACTTTCTGCTTCATCAGGTGGTTCAGCTATAGACTTAACTGGAACTGGTAGTGACGCAAATCAATATTTACAGTCAGCTACAGCTACAGTTACAACTAATGAACCAATTTATAAAGCTTTTGATGGAAGTGGAGCAGATGCTTACATATACAAACTAGCTTTTGTTCCTGACTTTGAAAATGATTTTTTATACGCAAAAGTAGTAAATACTAGTGGCTCTTACGCTATAACAGTACTTGGAACACAACCTGGTACACAAGGGGCAACCGGGGGTACTGGAGGTTCTGGACTTCGTGGGGGTAGTATATTTACTTTTGAAGAAGCAACAAATGGAAATATAAGCGCTGCTAACGTTACTAATTGGACAGGTACACTTAATGAAGCAAACGCTGAAGATGTGGCAGGAGCTGTAATAGCAGCAGCTTCAGATAATTATATTAGAACTAATGACAGAATTACACTTACAGATAATAGTGCAAATAAAGCAGGTACGAGAGTATTCTCAGGAACGTCTACAGCAACAGAAGCAGATGTTGATCATAATGACTTCAGCTCTCTTGTAGTAGAACAGTTTGATGGAAGTGTAATTATAGATGGTACAATAGTTGCTTCTAAAATAAATACTAGTAGTATAACAATTGCTTCATTTACTAATGATAGTGGATTTACAGATGATACAACAGCAAATACTAAAACCACAGTTTTTAGACAAACAAGTACTCCTACTGCATTAAAAATAGGAGATGTATGGATAGATACAGATGATGGTAATAAATTATACCAAGCAACAGCAACTGGAACAGGTAGTTGGGTAGCTTCTCAAGATGGTACTATTGCTACTGCTCAAGATACAGCAGATAGTAAAACCACAGTTTTTAGACAAACAAGTGCTCCTACAGCATTAAAAATAGGGGATTTGTGGATAGACACAGATGATGGAAATAAATTGTATCAAGCAACTGCAACTGGGACAGGTAGTTGGGTAGCTTCGCAAGACGGCACTATTGCTACTGCTCAAAATGCCGCAAATACTGCTCAAGACGCTATAGATTTAATGGAAACTAGAGTAGATATTGATAATACTGGAATGGAGTTAAAAAATTCAAGTGGTGTTAAAATTGCTAAATACGGTACAACTTCTACGTTTTGGGACGGTGTTGCTCACGCAGATACAAATAGAAAACTACAACTAAATGCTAGCGGTATAACATTATGGGGTGGAGCTGCAGCAGGTAATGATTATTTGAATTTAGCTGCAGGTAGTCTTTCAATGTATTCTAATAATGTTAGAAATCTTAATATTACAGATCATGGTATTAATATTGGACCAGCAGCTACTGGACCAGCTTCAGCTGGTGCTCATAATGCAATTGTAGGGAATTTAAGTCTTCATTCTGGTGGTGCATCAATATTTGGAGATACTACAAATACATATACAACAGTAACTAGTGCGGGTTTAACTGTTGTTAATGATGGTACAAATGTAGCTAATTTTGGTTCAACTATGAGAATAGGAGAAAATAGTGGTAGCAAATCCGCTCTTAGAGTTGCAGCCGATGGTACTCTTACTATTGGAACAAGTGGAACTTCTAATATAAGTTTAACAGCAGCGGGAGCAGTTACTATTGCAGGAACAATTAATGCTAGTGGTGGAACTTTTACAGGAGTTGATGTAAATTCAGGTGCTGTAGGTGGTTGGACTATTAATGCTACTTCTATATTTACAGGAACAGAAGATCATGATGGATATACAGGAGCTGCTGGAGATATAACACTTTATAGTGATGGTACTAATTCTGGTATTCATGGACACAAGTTTTATATTAATACTGCTGGTAATGCATATTTTAAAGGAACTGTAGAAGGAACTGCCACAATAGGAAGTACAACCGCAAGTACAGTAGTAACTGGAGCTGCAAATGGGGGCACGGCATATGGCTATTTCTCTGGTGGAGTACTTCCAAGAAGTGCTGGAGGATTAGGAGTAAATGCAAATAGCTCTAGTGGAGTTCCTTATATTAATGGTGGTGGTTTTCAATTTGAAACTAAAGCAAACTTAGAAAACGCAAGTATTCATAGTTATGCAGTACAAGGTGGAACAAATGTTACATGGAAGAGATTTGCGACCGGTAAAGTAGAGCCTACTAGTGCAACTTATGACTTTACAATAGTTTGGAAAGGTGGAGGTGGAGCAGCAATTGGAACTACAGTAATAAGAGCTAATTTTGACTCTACAAATAATGATATAGATGCTTTTACTAATCCTGGTAGTGCAAACACTGCAGGAGCAACTATAGGTAGTACACAAAATGCAAATACTGCAGCAGCTTATATAGATGTAACATCAGGTAACACTACATGCAGATTAACCGCTACTTATGTTAGTTTATCTTCGTTTGGGTTTAAGTTCTCATAATGGCAAATTTAAAAATAACAGGAGAAAACATATATTTGCGCTTTGTACAAAGTGATGATATGGCTACTCTTGCTACTGGAATGACAGGTGTTAGTCTCTATGGTGGGTTACCTACAGAAAATGACCAAAAAGCAGAATACTATATGTGGAACAAACAAAACCAATTATTATTTTCACAAAGAAACTTAACAGATAGTGATAAAGGGCATTTAAATTGTACTATATGTTTAAAAAGCGATAATTCTATTATAGGATATAATTCAACTAAGTATTTAGGAAAAGAATTATTTTCCCATATGTCAGCTATAATACCGTCAGAAAGAAGAAAATCTTACTATTCTGAGTTAATGGCTTTACGACATAAATTTATATTTGATAGTAGTGGTTTAAATGCTACTAAAAGTACTATAACTATTCCTACTACAACTTCAGATATTAATACTTCAGTTCGGACAGCTTTGGATAGTTTATATGTTACTAATGTAGAAGCTTTAAACTTTCACGAGCAAGGAGAATATAGAAAAGCAGAGATTACTGCAGCAGAGTGGTCTACCTGGATAAATCATAGCGATAGAAGCTCTTTAAAAAATCAATCTTATACAATAACAACTTGGACTGGAGTATAAAATGACACATGCAAGAGCAACAGGAAATAGAATATATACTAAAATTCCTACTGTAGCAGATAAAGCAGCCTTTCTTGACGCTATGTCGGATTGGCGACCAGATGGAGTGCTCCCAGAAAACCAAGAATTAGAAGATTATTTTACTCAAATTACACAACAATCTGCATATGCGTTAGGAAGATTAGAAAGTCAAAAATCAGATCCCTCATACTCATTCGAAGCAGACTACAAAGGGTGGATATACGAAGCAATTTATTTAAAAAGTGATAATACTTTTATAGGTATAAGCATTGGAAAAATGACATATGGAACTTTTTATCATCAAACAGTAATGTTTAGACCTGCCTATAGAGGACAAGGTTACGCTTCAGAATATACTATTCTAGGATATAAGACATTATTTGAAGGTATGAGTGGTTGTGATAAAGTTTATACTAAACGTCCTGCTAGTCCAAGTACGGAACTACAATCAATTTCTACAATGTATGATGGTACTGATATAAAGCAGACTTTAAGCTTATTAGACCGTATAGACGTTGTAGAATATCATGAACTTGTTCTAACTAAAGAACAATGGGCTACTTGGATAAATGCAGCAGAAAATTCAGATAAAAAAGCAGAACCTTTCGAATATACTTGGTATCACGCAGATTAATAATAGGCGTGGCTATCTGCCACGTTTTCACGACACAAGTCAAGTAGTCAATACTACTCACGCAAAATAACTCTCAATTTAAGAGGAGGTGTCAAAAAATATATCTTGACATTCACCTCCATTTTTAGTATAATTAAGAATAAGGAGAAAAATAAGAATATCGCAGCATCACACTACA